CTCAGGGTCCTTTGAAGAAGCTTAAGCCAAAAAAGGCCAGCCCTGTGGCCTCTAAGCCTTCACCAGCAAAGAAGCTCAAGAAATCCAAAGCTGTTATTCCAGTGCCACCTGCTAAAGGTCGTAGAAGAAGAAACCGTAAGTAATGGCTGTACTTAAAGTAACCGTCAAGGAGGAGCTTGTTCTTAATGGCAAGGATATGGGGAATGAAAATTTCCTTTCTATCTCTGGCGTAGAGAATGCAGAGCATAGGATCGTTTCTGTAGGCACTTCAGAACAGTCTATATTGTTGTTTGGATCCGCTTTATCTGCTGGAACCGTAAAAGACGCTACTGTAAAGCACTTAAGGCTCACTAATTTAGACAGCACGAATAAAATCATTATTCGGGTAGAGGATTCTTCAACCCCTGGGCAGTATTATGTGGACCTAGAACCTGGTGAGACATTTATTTTAGGTAATTCAGTCATGTACGCAGATAATGCCAACAGCAGTGGAGAGACCTTAGTAGCTATTGACGCTATTTACGCAACAGCGGACTCAGCCAGTTCTGATTTAGAAATGTTTATAGCAACAAATTGATCATGAGAACAACAAGAAACAACAAAAAGGGGAAGCCAGCCATGTATGACATGGTAAAGAAGTATGCAGAAGGAGGAAAGGTTGAGCCAAGCAGAGAGCCTAAGATTGACATCAAAAGAAAGAAGGTGGTTCAAGGAGCTGAAGGCGTTGAAGGGCGTATAGACCCCCTGTCTGGAAAGATGATAAAGTCTCCAGTTAACGAAAGATCTGAAGTTGAAACTCAATTTTTTATTGACGGGGTTCCAGCTACAGCAAAAGACGCCATGAGAGCCTTTAAGCAAACGGCTGCCTTTGGCTCAGGCACTGACTTTAATGATTTTGTTAAGGGCTACCTGACAAAAAAGGATACGCCACAGTCAGCTGACAAAACGAGACAAAAGAAAGCCCTTCAATCACGGCAAAAATCTGCTGGATCAAAGGGCTTGCTTCAAGCTCTGAGGGATATGCCCTCTCGCGGTTAATTAGTATCCAACGATATCTTCTTCGTTATGGATAAACAGCTTTGAGTTGTCTCCAACCAAGTTGTTTGCAGTAAAGAGCGATAAGCACGTTCCATCTACAGACTCAGACTTAATAATGTATGTGTCTTGAACGTTTCCGTTAAAGTCGCTCATTACAAGTGTGTGGACACGCCCTTCTCCAGGATTACCTGCAATTGTAAATACCGATCCGCTCATGTCGTCATTGATCATTACCTCCCGTCCATTAGGGAGTAATACAGACAGACTGTAGCTGTGAAGGCTGTAGTCATTAGGGGATACAGTGAATGCAGATTTGCAGCCAGTGAACTGTGCAGATACTAAGCTCGAAACTGCAAGAGCAAGGATTAAAATAAGATTCTTCATAGCAAATAACTGTTTTAAATTGTTTCGTAAATTCGGTTTGCTGATCTCAAGGTAAGATAAACTTTTCGATCTCACAAATTTTTTTTCTAACTTTGCTATATTCAATCATAGATTGAAGAAATATTATCACAACCCTCGAATCAAAAGAATCAACCCTTCTTGGGTGGCTCAGAAAAATGAAATTAAGCAAAAACCTTATGTTAAAGGAGGTGGTGAAATCCAACACCGCGACCCGAAAGGGGATAGACAACACCCCAGATAAGTGGACTATACATAACCTCCAGGCCGTAGCGGACCACATTTTTCAACCAGTGCGTGATCACTTCGGTGTACCTATTGGAATCAGCTCTGGATTTCGATCGAAGGAGTTAAATAAGGCGATAGGTGGGAGCAAATACTCTCAGCATATGATTGGGGAGGCTATTGATATAGACGCCGATATATACGGGAAGGTCACTAACTCAGAAATATTCGACTTCATAAAGAAGAACTTAGAGTGGGATCAGATGATATGGGAGTTCGGCGATGACGAAAACCCTGCCTGGGTTCATGTCTCTTATAAAGAGTCAGGGAAGAACAGGAATCAGATCAAGCGAGCTTACAGAGACGAAAAGGGAACCTATTATAGAGTAATCTAATGGCAAAGCAATTAAACAATTTTGCACCTGAAGAAAACAAAGTTTCTCGACCAGGGGTGCACGCTAAGACAAAGACGTCAAGCAATAAGCGTAGTAAAAACTACAAGAAAGCCTATAAAGGACAAGGCAGATAAAAATTACTATCTTTGAGGCATGTTAGGATTAGGAAATAGTTTGACCCAAAACTCGGTATTAAGAGAAATTACAGCTCCGTATTCTTACAGTCAGAGTGTTATTGGAAGCGGCGATGGATGGGAAGCGTTTTCTGTCAGCGGCAATCCTACGATACTATATAATGAAACAGCTCCTGATTCAACTCTTGGATGGATGAAGCTTACCTTTGACGAAGCTCAAGCTGACTTTTGGGCTTTAAGAAATTCAACTATACTTAACGGAAGGGTAGAAGTTGGATCAACGGCCACTATCTCCTATGAGATTTTTCTTGATACGGCGGCCCTTTGGGGAGACGGTTCAGAGAATGACGATGATTCGATTTTATGGCAGACTTTTTACGGAAGTAAAGGCTCTAACACTGCCGTAACAGCTGGAAACGCATCTTCTACAACCATCTCTGAATCAATATCGGCAATCTCAACGTCAAGCACCATTCAGCTTAGGCAAGGTCTTTACGCAGCGGAAGACTTCCCTCTCGCTGGAGCTGAGGTATACATTAAAAACCTTAGCATATCCATAACTTACACTTAAAGTGAGTTATAGAAACGCTGTACCGCCATTCTGCCTTTCTGAGATAGCGCATATCTTACACGGTAGTTAAACTTGGTTTCGTCTCGGAATAAGTGATCCTCCAAGGTTTGAGACGGTGTTAGTTTATCAAAGTGCTTATACAGATACCCCAAAGACACTAAAGGATATATCATCCTGTCAGCCAGGTTTTTTTTATTCATTCCATATTCTCCCGCTACCCAGGATATAGTAAAGAACTCCAATTCGTAAACGAACAGCATAAAGTATAGGTAGCTCTTTGTGATCTCGCTTCCGTCAACAAACTCTTCTGTAGCGCTTTTGAGGTTTTTTAAATAGTTGTTTTTGACGAACCTAGAGGGCATCTTTGAAAAGTCCCTGAACATCCTTGTTTTCTTGATTTGAGACTTAGGCATATTAATTCGTATATTTGACTTAAACAAATTTACATCATGAACCCGAAAGACACCCTCTTCTTTGCCGAAATGTATTCCCTCGTCAAAAAGATGGAGGAGACAATCGATGAGTTCGAAATGAAAGATCGCACCTTAGCCACTATAGTGGTGGGAGTTATAGACTTAGACGCTGTGGAGGAAGGTGATGAAAGCGCAGAAATGAAAACTATGTACAGCTTTAACCTAGAGAGTAGGGAGGAACTGGAAACAGTTAAGCAAGTAATGGACAGCGCATATCAGGAAGACGACTCATTAGACGACCTCCTTGGTGAACTGGGCATATCCCTAAACTAAAATGGAAGGACTTATAAGAAAAATTGTGGTCGGAAGAGACCCTAAAAACGGCATGGCTTATTATATTGGCATGCGAGCAGGGCACGGAGAGATATCAGCTATTGTAGAAGACGAGAGGCACCTTCATAAGTTCAGTAAGCAGAGATACCTTATATACGTAGAAAACGATTCGGAGATAATGCTCTGGAAATCTGTTGACGAGATGCCTTGCGTTTTAGAATACGATTTAAATTTTTAATTAATGAAAACATTTGATTTGTTTGTCGTAGAGCTAGAAAAACAGCTTGACGACAAGATTACCACGGAAGGTGGTTTAGAATTATATATAGACACTAAATTTGATGAGTTTGAAAATAGAATCACAGAAGGCCCCGTCGTGGCGTCGCCGTTTAAGTACGATACTGGAGTCGAAGTGGGTGACACTTTGTATTTCCATCATCATGTTGTTATTAACGACGGCCAGCCTCTTACTGGTGAAGACAATCACTTTATTGTTCAGTACAATCCTGGTTACACCGCTGCTAATCAAGCTATTGCTTACAAGTCTAAAAAGACTGGCGAGGTACGTCCGCTGGCGGGCTGGTCACTTCTCGAAGGAGTGGAGGAGCCAAAAGAAGAAGAGTCTAGTCTTATCGAGGTTGTCAAGCTTTCAGAAGATCCTGTCACTAAAGGGAGGGTTGCTTTTGAAGCGCCTTGGGTGGATGAGCTAGGACTTAAGATAGGGGATGTAGTAGGATTCAAAGAGAATCGAGACTACAGGATTAAAATAGACGGGAAGGAGTACTACCGAACCCGCACAGAAGACTTGCTATATGTCGAAGTCTAAGTTTACTACTGTAAGCGCCGCCAGGAGGCTCATGCAAAGTATGGAGGTGGCTATCAATAATATGATCGAAGAGGTAAAGAAGCCTGTCGATCCTGAGGCGGGGGGCTCTGCGCGTAAGGCCGAGCTCCAATCCATAAAGCAAACTGCTATTGACTGCAAAGAGCTTTTGGTGGAGCGCCAGAGGCTAGAACAAATGGTTAAAGAACTAAACGACAATGGAGAAATCGAAAAAGACAAAGACTACTCAGGAGGGTTCGCAGAAAGATTCTCCAAGTAACGCTAGCGGACTGATATACTGGGACGACTATAACTTTGACAATCAATCAGTTACGACTGATCACATAAAAGTATACTTTAAGCTCTCTTAGCTCAGTTGGTTAGAGCATCCGACTCATAATCGGCAGGTCCCAGGTTCAAGTCCTGGAGGGAGCACATGCACCAGTAGCTCAGTTGGATAGAGCATCTGCCTTCTAAGCAGACGGTCACAGGTTCGAATCCTGTCTGGTGTACCAATTAAATTAAAAATCATGCCTGATCTTATTTGCCAGAAATGTAAAGCAGAGAAATCTGTGAGAAGCCTCACCATGAAGTTTAAAAACGGTAGTGTTTACTACCCTGAAGGACAGTGTGAGTGCGGTGAACAAATGGAGATTAAAAACCCTAAAGAAGGCGTACCTTCGCTGGGAAGGATGAACTCACACGGACAGAGTTATTGATGTCTAATTTAATCGACATAAAAGGTTATGAAACTAAGGGGATTAAGATCGACCCTAACGGTACAGAAGGAGAAACTATCGAGCTCCACGGGTTACTCGTGGTACTACCGAAGAAACCGCGCAAATCGGAAATTCTCTTCCATGACCAGCCAAAGAAGTTGCAAATGTGGAAACGCATACCTATGCCAGAGGAAATGCGTAGGATACGCGGTATGGATGAGTGGCTCGAAAAACCTGCCGAGTTTCGGAACAAGTTTCGTTCTTACGTCGAACAAGAGTTTCAGCGTAGGCGCGACGGTGTATGGTTTTACAATAATGGGGAACCTACGTATATTACAGGGAGACACTATATGTTTCTACAATGGTCTAAAATTGATATCGGATACCCATCATACCTTGCTTTCCAAAAAGACATCTTTACGCACATGGCTGCTTGTGAAGCTGATCCTCGTTGTTTCGGTCAGCTTTATACTAAGTGCCGTCGTTCTGGCTACACTAATGTATGCTCTTCTGTCCTTGTGGATGAAGCTAGTCAAGTTAAAGAGAAGCTTCTTGGCATACAGTCGAAAACTGGTAAAGACTCGCAGGAGAATATATTCATGAAGAAGGTGGTTGCGATCTTCCGCAGCTACCCATTCTTCTTTAAGCCTATTCAGGACGGTACCACAAATCCCCGTATGGAGCTGGCGTTTCGCGAGCCCTCTAAGCGTATCACAAAGAACAATAAGACTTCTCAGATCGGAGATGCCCTAAACACAGTAATCAACTGGAAGAACACCACCAACAACGCCTATGACGGGGAAAAGCTACATATGCTGTACCTCGATGAGGCTGGCAAATGGGAGAAGCCCACTGATATTCGAGAGGCCTGGAGGATTGAGCGTACTTGCTTGATCGTGGGTAAAAAGGTAGTGGGAAAGGCGCTTGTAGGGAGTACTGTAAACCCTATGAATAAAGGAGGGGAGGAGTACAAAGGTCTTTGGTATGATTCTGACCCAAATGAAAGAAACAACAACGGAAGGACTAGATCTGGACTGTACAGGATATTTATTCCAGCATACGAAGCTCTAGAGGGGTTTTTTGATCTTTACGGAAATGCTGTAGTAGATGATCCTCCCGAAAACGTACACATATATGGTATCGACGGCGAAATCATTGATCAGGGAAGTAAATCCTATTTAAAAAACGAACGAAAGTCTTTTAAGGACAACCCCTCTGAGCTTAATGAGGTGACCAGGCAGTTCCCTTTTACTGAAGATGAAGCATTCAGGGATAGCATTGAGGGCAGTTTGTTTAATATAGGAAAGATATACCAGCAGATAGAGCACAACGAGGAACTGTATCCTAATCCTGTAGTTACAGGAAACTTTACGTGGAAGGAGAAAGACAAAGAGGTTGTTTTTTCTCCAACCCCTAACGGTAGGTTTAGAGTTTCTTGGATGCCAGACACAAGTGAAAGAAACGTAATCAAGACAGAAAGAAGTAAAAAAGTACCACCTTTTGTAAGTTATGGGTGCGGAGGAGTTGACTCTTATGATCTAGACGCTACCGTAGATGGAAGGGGGTCTAAAGGTGCTTTACATATGTATAATAAGTTTAGCATGAATCGCCCCTCGAACATGTTTGTCGTAGAGTATGCTTCTCGTCCAGACCTAGCTAGTATATTCTACGAAGACGTTCTTATGTGTGCTTTTTATTATGGGTATCCGCTACTTATAGAGAACAATAAGTATGGTATCGCAAGATACTTTGAATCAAGGGGTTACGACGGCTATCTCATGGACCGTCCTAATCATTTAAAAACAGGAAACTCCTCTATAAACGTAAGGACCAAAGGTATCCCATCAAACTCACAAGACGTAATACAGTCTCACGCTCAATCCATAGAGGCTTACATACACGATCACGTAGGGGTTAATCACGAGTCTGGAGAGCTAGGAAGAATGTACTTTAACAAAACCCTAGAGGACTGGATAGGATTTAAAATAGATAAACGAACCAAGTTTGACCTTACGATAAGCTCTGGTCTTGCTCTTTTGGCGGCTCAAAAAGAAAAGCAAAAACCTAAAGCCGACTTTAAAGAAAAGGTGTTTTTCAGGCGATATAAGGTCTAGCATCGATTTGCTATATTTGCAGAATACGCGCATATCGTCAGATAAAACATGAATTACACAAACAACAAGCGTAAAAGCTCATTTCCTGATCCGCTGGCAAGCACAGAAACAAAGCAGCAAAAAGCTTATGGCGTAGAGTATGCGAAGTCAATAGAATCCCAGTGGGGTAAAATAAATAGCTCTACATCTTTATACGGGAAACGAAACGTTGTATTCGAAAAGAGCAGAGATTACGCAAACGGGACTCAGGACACTAACATCTACAAGAAGCTGTTGCGGTCTTTAGCTCCTAATGCTGGAGACGGCAGTTTACTAAACATGGATTACACTCCTGTCCCCATCCTCCCTAAGTTTGTGAGGGTGGTGGTAAACAAGATTCTTTCTAGAAACCCATACCCAAATCTGGAAGCTGTTGATCCACTATCATCGTCTGAGAAAAACAACAAGAAGCGTAGGATAGAGATCCAGGTAGAGGCTAAGAAGCAGCTACAACAGCTCAAGCAGAGCACGGGCATGGTTATCGGTGAGGACCCAGACAACCTTCCAGACTCTTTAGAGGAGGCTGAGATCTTGCTCGGAACTAATATAAAAACCGACGCTGAGATTGCCGCACAGATCGGAACCAACATGACGCTTTCCTGGAACGATTTTAACGACGCTATCTTTAGAAGGTGTGTTAATGATCTTGTTTCTTTAGGAATGGCTGTTGTAAAGCGCAGTAACCATCCGAGCGAGGGTATTAAGACGGAGTACGTAGATCCTTCTACCTTTATTCATAGCTACACGGAGGACCCAGGTCTAAATGACCTCATGTATGCTGGTCATGTGAAAAAAGTTTCTATTGCCGAGCTTAAAAGAATAGCTAGCAACGAGCTAACAGAAGAGGACTTTAAGAAGATAGCCGATAACGTTAGAAATAACGACGGCAACGATCCTAGCTTGTTCAATAAGAGCAACTACAACAATCGTCTTCTTCGACAAGAGTTTGGTTACGATGAGTACATGGTTGACATTTTGGATTTTGAGTTCATATCTGTTGACTGTATTTATTTTGAGGAAAAAGAGAATCGCTTTGGTAACACCAACTTCTACATGAAGGGGTTTGACTATGAGGAAAAGAGCGGTAGTGTATACGACAGGAACCCTAGCAAGATGGAGTTAGCTACCGTTTATGGTGGAAGCTACATATTAGGTGGGTGTGAGATAATGTTTGACTACGGCATGAAGAAAAATATGCCTAAGAATATTCACGATTTATCTAAAGTCACTTTGTCTTATTCTGCGGTGTCTACCAATATCCGCAACATGATGCCTAAGTCTATGGTTGATAGTTGCATAGGCTTTGCGGACATGCTACAGCTTACTCACCTAAAGATACAGCAGGCTATCGCTAAGGCGAAACCAGACGGGCTCATCATAGACATCGAGGGTCTTGAGAATGTGCAGCTTGGAAAAGGAGGAGATTTGCAGCCGCTTGATCTTCACGACATATACGAGCAGACAGGAGTTTTCTACTACAGGAGTAAAAACCCAGAAGGAGGTTTTCAGAACCCTCCAGTAAGAGAGATCGGAAACGCCATAAGAAACATAAACGAGCTTATTGGCCTTTATAACCACTACTTAAGGCTTATCAGAGACGCGACAGGCATTAACGAGATGATGGATGCATCAACTCCAAAGGGTGACACGCTGGTGGGTGTTCAGCAAAACGCAATTGCAGCTGGTAACAACGCCACCTACGACATCACAAACGCCTCTATGATTCTATTTAAGAAGGTGTGCGAGGATATAGTCAAGTGCATTCAGGTGCTTCCTTCTGACTCTGTGATATTCTCAGCTTATGAAAACGCAATAGGAAAAGAGAACATGTCTGTTCTTTCTTCTTTTAAGGATCTCCCTATGTATAACTTTGGAGTCCAGGTGGTGAAAGAGATGGAGGAACAAGACAGAACCTATCTAGAGCAAAACATACAGATGTCTTTGCAGCAAAAGGAGCTTGACATAGAGGACGCTATCGCTATAAGAGGCATGAAGGATATAAACCAGGCTGAAAGGCTTCTGGTTGTTCGCCGCAAAAAGCGCATGGCTAAAATGCAAGAGATCGCAATGCAAAACTCTCAAGCTCAAGCACAGCAAGCTCAGGCAGCTTCACAGGCTGCCGCACAAGCTAAGATGCAAGAAATGCAGATGGAGGCACAGCTAGAAGGTCAGAAAATGCAGCTTAAGACTCAGCTTGATTCTCAGTTAGAAGAAGTTAAGCATCAATTCAGAAAGGAGATCGAAATGATAAAGGCTCAGGCTACTCTCGGATTTAAAGAAGATGAAAAAAACTTTAAAGAGAAGCTTGAAGTCCTTAAGGAGGATCGTAAAGACGATAGGGTAAAGAAGCAGTCTTCAGAACAAAGCAAGCTATTATCTCAAAGACAGGGAAAAAGAGGTGAGCTTCCAGAATCAGGAGATAGCGTAGACAATATAGTTAATTCATTATTAGGTTAATATGGCAAAGCAAGCAAATTTAGACGTATCAGAAAGTCTAGACATCACCATTAAGCGCGGTGACTCCTTTGAGATGGGCATTAACATAAAAGACAACGGTGGTGTTAACTTACCCCTTCTTACTAATGATTATAGTTTCGTTATACAGATTAAAACGCCTTTGGTCTCTTCTAGTGCTTCAAGAAGGCAAAAGTCTAAAGTTCAAAGCTCTCAGAGAAGCTTAATAGCTGCGTCTTCACTGGAGGAGTCTAAGACTCAAGACACCCCATCAGACAAAGACGCAGAATCCCCCATTTTCACCTTTGAGGACAAAGACGATAACGGAAATGTTTCCTTAAGAGCTACAGCTCAGAGCACTGCTTCTCTTCCTGTAGGTTCGTTTGTTTATGACCTTCAGTATAAGTTTACCAAGAACGGGTTCGAAAATGTAAAGACGTTACTTAAAGGAAACTTTATCGTGAACGAAGACATATCCACACCCGTCTAATGGCAACAGTAAAAGTAACGATAGACAAAGGTCCTAAAGGAGACACAGGACCTCAGGGTGAACAAGGGCCTGCTGGGGCTGACTCTACTGTTCAGGGGCCTCAGGGCCCGCAGGGCGAAAAGGGAGACACTGGTGAAGTTGGGTCTACTGGCGCTACAGGCGCTCAAGGACCACAAGGACCGCAAGGGGATACAGGCGCTGAAGGACCACAAGGAGATACTGGACCACAAGGCGCTCAAGGCTTGCAGGGTCTACCAGGCGTAGATGGTTCGGACGGGGCTACAGGCCCAACAGGTCCAACAGGTCCAACGGGACCTGCAGGGTCTGACGGTGCTGACGGTGCTAACGGACAGGGCGTGCCTCAAGGTGGTTCAGCTGGACAAGCCCTTGTAAAAACGGATGGAACGGACTACAATACGGAGTGGGCAGACATCGCGGTTGATACCCAGTATCACAATCGCTTTCAAACGGACGCGGAGACATTCCGAAGCGGTGCAACGGATACGGTAGAACTTTACTACACGGCTAAAGCGGACGGAGACGGACTCGCAGAGAGCGCAAGCAGCGACACTCCAACAGCGGGCAAGATTATCAAGAGGAAGATATACTATTCAGAGGCAGCGTTCGCAGATCCCGATACAGGTACATGGGTTGAGTTTACACCTGAACCCGCAGACGATGCTTCTTTCGCTACGGTGAAGGCGGCTCTTTTGGAATACCTCAAAGCGAGGACGGGCGGCACTGTACCGATTAGCCTCAAACAAACATGGGAGGAAGTAACCGCAGCACCAGCGTTCACGGGCTTGCTTAACGAAACATATGGAAGCGGAGCCGAGGCGGCTTATTCCACGCGCAGGCTCAACGGCAATGTAACGGACTGCATGGTGATTCGCAGGGCATCGGATAGCACGACCACAACAATCGGCTTCGACGGTGAAGACATCGACGAGGCAGCTATTGAAACGTTCTGCACGGGTACGACCTGCACGGTAAGCGAATGGAAAGACCAAAGCTCCAACGGAAACGATGCGACGCAGAGCGACCCAACGAAGCAACCAACGATTTACACGGGTGGCGCGTTGGTGAAGGAAGGCGGAAAGTTGGCTTTAGATTTTGATGGCTCAAATGATTTTTTAAGTACGTCAGACGGAGTTGCAAACGAAGCAGAGTTAACAATATTTCAAACAAGTCGAGCGTTAGGAACAAATGGCGGGGTTCAAGCGGCTTGGACTTTACCCCAAACGTCTGGAAGCCATACAAACCCCTATGCAAGGCTGTGGTTTATGCGCAGAGGCGTTGATGATATGAACGTCAGAATAAATGGTGCGCAAACTAGCTTTAACAATAAATACCCGCAAAATCAAAGTTTATTTTGTTTAAATTCAAAACAAGGCTTTGTCGATGTTAGCGGTACGAATTCAGTAAATTTCACGGGTGCAGACATAACTTATCCGAATTCTGTACCTTTTGTAATTGGTGCAAACGGTGGAGCTTTTGAAAATTGGGAAGGCAAAAATCAAGAACTCATATTGTACCCGTCTGACAAATCAAGCACAGACCAAACGAGCATCGAAGAAAACATCGGCGACTACTTCACCCAAAACACGCCACTGCTCGACACGTACACGGGAGCAGCAGCCGCGTATTCACTGCGTAAGCTCTCGAGTTCGTACAGCGGAAGCGCGGTAGAGGTTTACAACGGGAGCAGCTACGCGGATATCGGCTTTGATGTATTCGGTGAGTTAAATACGGTTGCACTGGCAGCGCACTGTGGTTCAAACGATGGGTTTGTATCGAAGTGGTATTGTCAAAGCGGGAATTCAAACGACGCAGTTCAAACGAACACGGCGAATATGCCGAAGATTTACGACGGGACGACGGGCGTCGTGACGGAGAACGGGAAGCCTGCGGTTGAGTTTGATGGGACGAATGATGAGTTGGAAATAACTCGGTTTGTATATACTGCACTTACAACAGTCGCAGTTGCCAAAACAAGCGCACCGCCAGCGGGTAACGCCCATGTCCTTGCTCAAGGGAATGGATTCTTATTGAAGTCAGCCCAAACAAGTACAAATTACCCAAGATTTCAGCCATACGACACAGCGTATAGAACGGCAGAGTATCAGGTCGACAGTTCGAACACCCAGCTTTTACTGTTTGGATTCATTAGCGGAGGCAACGCGAATATTTACGTCAACGGAACGGCAGGAACAACCGCATCTGTTGGAGCGTTAAACAATCCAACAAATAACATTTTTATTGGTAAATTTTCCTCACTGAGCAACAGCGGCAACATCGGGCCAATTCAGGAGATTATTATGTATGACTCTAACCAATCCGCCAACCGCACAGGAATTGAATCCAACATTGCAACCTTCTACGACATAACAATATGAACGGCTATATCATAGTACTACCAACGCCCACGCAGACAAGCGAAGCACGGGCAAAGCAAATCACCCGCGAGCTGTACAACATCTCTCGACCCGTTCTCATACAAGCAGAGTGGGAAGTCGATTCAGCCGTGTTCGGTATCGTGGTACACCCTGACGGAGTACAGAACGCTTTGCAGGTTGATACCGATTACCTCATTAACGTTCACCCAGCGGCAACGCTTGAACGGCTCGTTGCGTGCTTTCCTGAGCTGTCGAATGATGAGCGGTACAGCCTGAGCAGTTACGTTCAAGTGAATCAGAAGTTCCCTTTCGGGCATATCGTGCCAAGCGACACCACGGTAAGACCACACGAAGAGATGGTTGAGTTAGGTTGGTTTAATCAAGAAGAAACAGAATAATGGCTATAAACTTTGACAGCGATACTAATCAAGTAAGCATTTCTGTTCCAGATCCTATTTCGGTTACTGTTACCGAGAAGGGGGTTGCTGGACCACAAGGCGATAAAGGAGACACAGGGGATCAAGGTATCCAAGGGGAACAAGGAACTCAAGGAGTTGTTGGGCCTATAGGTCCAGGGGTTCCCGCTGGAGGTGTCGAAGGTCAAGCTTTATTTAAGTCAAGCAGCGCTGATTACGACTCTAGTTGGGATTACGTTGAGTCTGTTTATCTTCAGATACAGAACGACGAAGGAAGCACTCTTTCTGCTGGATCACCAGTTTACGTAAAAGGCGTTTCTGGTAGCAGCATTCTTGTAGGAAAGGCAGACGCTAACGACGCAGCTAAAATGCCTTCGATCGGTATTCTTCTTGAAGAAACAGTAGACGGATCTTCAGGGGAGATAATTACTGCTGGTCTTTTTAATAAGACGATAAGCGGACTTACTGGAGTCAGTGTAGGTGATACGGTCTATGTGGGTAATACAGGCTCTCTTTCTATTACCAAGCCAAGCGCGTCTACAGACCTGATACAAAATATAGGTATTGTATTAAAAACTAACGGTAGCAACATTCAGAAGATGAAGGTTTCGGCTATCGATAGGGTAAACGACATACCAAACCTAGCAGACGGAAAGTTCTTTATTGGTGGTGGGGCCTCTGGTCAAATATCTAATTATACGCTACCTACATCTGACGGAAGCTCAAACCAGCTGCTTCAAACCAACGGGAGCGGAGCGGTAACATTCTCTACCCCTACAACAGACCACGTATCAGAAGGCGGTAATCTTTACTACACGGAAGCTAGAGTTTCCGCTAACTCCTCTGTAACAACTCTTGAGTCTGGCTTAGCGTCTGAAATCACGCAACGCGCTTTGGGTGACGCTTTGAACCAGAATGCGATCAATACGCTTAACGGCCAGTTTTCTGTCTTGTCTTCAGACGTTGCCACAAACACGTTAAAAACATCTTTCCCAGGGTTCGGAACTTCAGCTGGAACAGCACTAGAGGGGAATACAGCGCTTTTTGATGGAAGCTACACATCGTTGTCTAACGTTCCGTCCACATTTACTCCGTCGTCACACGTACACACGGCTAGTGAAATAACGGACTTCGACACAGAAGTAAGCAACAATACGGATGTAGCTGCAAACACAATTAAGGTTGGTTACACAGACGCGGCAGTAGATGCAAGAATATCAGCCGCTAACATAGCTGATCTTAACGATGTTCCAGCTATAGGGACAGCTGGACAGGTGTTAGTTGTAAACTCAGGAGCTACAGGGTTAGAATACGCTAATCAGACTGGGGGGGGAGCTTCGTCTATAGATGATCTTACAGATGTAGACACTACTACCTCTGCTCCTTCTAACGGTCAAGCCTTAGTTTGGAACTCTACAAACGGTGAGTGGGAGCCAGGAACTGTTTCTGGCGGAGGAGGAAGCTCTCAGTGGACAACCACAGGTAGCGACATCTACTACAACACAGGCAACGTAGGTATCGGAACTACGACACCTTCTGAGACGTTGGATGTAGTTGGAAAAGCCAACATTACAGACGCTAGCAATAACGTATTAATATCTACAGGGAATAGCGCTATTACTGCAAGCAACACAGTTGCAGTAGGTTATCAAGCACTTACTGCTTTAACTATTGGAGGAAGCAACACGGCGGTTGGGAGTGAAGCCCTTACAACTCTGACTACTGGAGTCAGTAATACCGCTGTTGGTTTTGAGGCCAATCATAATCTGTTGACTGGAGCTCGTAATACTTCATTAGGAATGAGGGCTGGATACCTTGTTACTGGATCAGACACTACTTCCATCGGATATAGAGCTGGTAGAGCCTCAGGTTCAAACGGTGTTTTTCTTGGTAGCTTTGCTGGAGAAATTGCTACCGCATCCAACACAGTAGCAGTAGGCTACCAAGCTTTAACTGCTTTAACTACTGGAGCGAGTAACACGGCAGTTGGGTATCAAGCTTTAACTGCGCTAACTACAGGTATTGGTAATACGGCGGTGGGGTATCAGGCGGGGAGCTCTTTACTTACTGGTAACAATAATTTTATTTCTGGAGTTGGAGCTGGGGCGGCATTAACCTCGGGAGGCGCAAGCATATTACTAGGCCAAAATGCTGGTAATAAAGTTTTTAACCAATCAAATAACATTGCTATAGGTAATAACGCTTTAGCCAATGGCACGGCTGGATCAAATATTGCAATTGGAAGTGAAGCAATAGGAAATGGAGGCACAGGAGTAGCTGTGGGCGGTTCAGCAGGGCGTTTTGGAATGATTGATGGTACTTTTGTGGGAGTAGCGGCAGGATATCTTGGTGGAGATTCATCTGTTGGACTTGGTAAATGGGGAGGGGCTTATCTTAGTGGTGACAGAAACGTATCTGTAGGCTTTAAAGCTGGCCAGGGTGTTGCCTACACCTCCAACACCAGCAACAACGTTTTCATTGGCTACGAAGCGGGAGCGGCAATAACCAGTGGCGGAAGCAACGTGTTAATTGGTTACCAAGCGGGATCTACTCTAACAACCGAAGCCAACAAACTCTACATAGAAAACAGCAACTCCACCACCCCACTTATCTACGGAGAGTTCGATAATGATATCGTTAGAATAAATGGAGATCTAGAGGTCAAGAACTCGACAAGCGGAGGTGCTATTAAGCTAATGTGTGAAGTGGGAACACACGGGGTAACAATTCAAAGCCCTCCCCATAGCTCAGCAGCCACATATACGCTTACGTTACCTGACACAGACGGAAACGCTAGTGAGTTTTTACAAACGAACGGAAGCGGTGTTCTTTCTTGGGCAGCTCCTTCTGGAAGCGGTACGGTAACCAATATAGCTACAGGTACAGGTCTTACGGGTGGCCCAATTACCAGCACAGGAACAATTGCGCTTGCAAACACAGCCGTTACGGCGGGTAGTTATACAGCAGCAGACATCACGGTTGACGCTCAAGGTAGAATTACTGCGGCGGCTAACGGAAGTGGAGGTGGAGGAGGTAGTTCTCAGTGGACTACTACTGGGAGTGATATTTATTACAACACAGGTAATGTAGGTGTTGGAACTGCTACTCCTGGAGAGGCATTGGACGTTGTTGGAAACATCAAAAATGACGGGCAAATAGTTACGAGTACCGCTAGTGGTAACTCCATTGCCATTACCAATCAAACTACAGCTCTTACTGCTAATTACAATACGCTAATAGGCATAGGTATTGGAAGACCCACAACGGGTACTGAAAATACTATGATAGGAAACTCTCAAAGTATTTTGGGAACTTCTAACGCTGCCACCATGATAGGCAGAAATTTAACCAACAGTGGTGGAAGTGGCGTGATGATTGGCAAGTCGTTAACTCAAAACACTGGTGCTGGAAGTAGCGTCTTAATCGGATACAACAAAACTGCCTCGACATCGGGCACGGTTGACATCGGTTATGGTGGGTCGGGCCCAGTAAAGATTAAGGGTATTGCTAACGACAATGGAATCGGAATAAGCAACTCCTCTTGCGCCAATTATGGCGTTTCTATCGGCGTAAGCGCAAACGTAAGTCAAGACCTTGGCGTTGCACTTGGTCACCCAGCCAGAACAACAAACGGGGTATCAATTGGTGGAAGAGCTGGTCAGAATAACAGCACTGGCACAAACAACACCCTAGTGGGAGTGACAGCGGGGTACGGCACTAGTGCTACCTTTTCAAACGCAACAGCTTTTGGACATGAAGCGTTAAGAAGCCTCGTGTCTGGTAATGCTAGCGTAGGCGTTGGGTATAGAGCTGGTCGAAACATAACTACTGGATTAGCAAACACAATTATTGGAACAGAGGCTGGATATTCTGTAGGGTCTGGGGAGCGAAATGTGTTTGTTGGTTATCACGCGGGTTATAACGAAACAGGGAGCAATAAACTCTACATAGAAAACAGTAATTCTACTGCACCCCTTATTTACGGAGAATTTGATAATGATTTAATTCGTGTTAATGGAGACCTGGAGGTTAAGGGGTACGTTGATGTAGAGCTTGGGGCTTCAGAAACGTTTACGGTTCACGACGGTACGCACGACCTATTTCAGGTAGATACCAGCACAAGCGGCACACTGTTTAGTGTAAACGATGTTTCTGGATTACCTAAGCTCGAAGTAGATGAGACTGAGGGTGTTATTGCTAAAAGCATTAAAGTAGATGACTCAGCATTAACAGCTGCTGGTCAGTACGGTAAGGGTGCGGAGATCTGGTATCAAGGTACGTCTACCCCAACCGCTGGAGATGTTTATTACTTAGATAGCTCAGGGAATTGGGCAGCTACAGACGCGGATGCTGTTGCTACCTCTAAGGGTATGTTAGCTGTTGCTGCGGGAGCAGACTCTGACGTAAATGGGATGGTTATTAAAGGTTTCGTTTATTTAGCCACAGATTCTGGAGGAAGTGTAGGTGATCCTGTATATTTGCATACAACTACAGGAAAATTAACCAACGATGTTAGTGGGTATTCCGCAGGTGATATAGTAAGGATTGCAGGGTATAAGGTTGCAACTAACGTTGTTTATTTTGACCCATCTAAAGATTGGATAGAACTGAGCTAATATGGCTATAGACAAAGTATCAAATACAGCTTGGAGTGATATAGCTAAAGTCAGCGGCATAACAGCTTCTGACATAGCTAACATCCTGGGGCAGAGCGTTCCTGCTGTCTCTGGTACTGACATATCTTTTTCTGACGTTACGGTTACTTTGTATGACGCCGCACAGCTAACGCAAACAACCCCACACGCTTGCACTCTTCCGACCTCAGCTTCTCCTGGAGATTTTGTTCTTATCATATGGTCTAATGACGACTCCAGCACCTCTCTTGACTATGGCGCTACCCCCAACGGTTGGACTAAAATTAACGGGGTATGGGGGTCAGGAGTTTCTGATACACACCTTCATTTAGAATACAGGGTCTTAGACGGTACGGAGGGCTCTTCAATTAATCATTACGGAACGGGTTCATCTTATTCAGCAGACAGTGTGTTTTGGTCTATGATTGTAAACAACATAGATAAAGCAGACCCCATAGATGCTGTTGGATCGCCTGTACTAACCACTTCAAACACAGCTTCTACTCCAAGCTTAACCACAACAAATGCGGGAACATTTATAGTGGCTTCTTCTTTAGAAGGATCTGACGGTGATCCGTTTTCTTATTCAAATAGCAACTTCACTATAACATCTGGAGGGCAAGAAGATGCTCCAGACGGAAGCAATAATTTTGATGGATTAGCAGCAGCATGGGGGTATTCTGCTATAGGGGCATCTACCGCTACAGGAGCAACTACAGTTACCGCTAGCGCTTCAGACGGGCTTGTGTCTGGTCACGTTGCTTTAAAAGCGAACAATGCTTCTTCAGCATCTCTCCCTACAAT